GAAGGTAAAATAGCTATGATTGGTACGGTAATATCAGAAGATTGTTTTTTATACTGGGCTAAAGACTCTTCAGCATGGCATACGCTATGGTATTCTATATGGGATGAAGATGAAAAGAGTATATGGCCCGAAAGGTTTCCTGCATCACGTATTAATGAAATTAAAAAAGAGTTTGCATCTGTAGGAAACTTAAATGGCTTCTATCAAGAATATATGAATATAGCTCAGTCACCTGATATGGCTCCATTCAAACCAGAATGGATAAAAATGCATCATTATGATTTCGAAAGAATAAATGGGCAAAATTGCCTAGTAAGGACAAAAGGTGAAGAAAAAGAAATTAAACCAGTTGAAGTCTATTGTGGAGTTGACCCTGCTAGTAGCCTTTCTTCCACTGCTGATTATTTTGTGGTTACTACAATTGGTATTGATTATGATAATAATAAGTACATTATCGATATATTTAGGGACAGAATCTCTCCTGCAGAACAGCCTGCAAAGCTTATTGAAGTTTTTAAGAAGTATAGGCCTAGGAGAATGATGATTGAAACGGTAGGTTACCAAGAAGCTTTAAGAACTGCTGTAAGAGAAATTATGTTTAAAGAAAATTTATACATCCCTGGTTTAGAAAAAGGTGTAAAGCCACGAACGCGTAAGAGCGAAAGATTGCTATCACTTGTTCCTTTATTTGCAAAAGGAACTTTTTATTTTAGACCACAGGATAATATTGCACAACAAGAATTTCTTTCATATCCTAGAGGAAAACATGATGATGTTATGGATTCTATATGGACAGCTTTATATGGTTCAAAACCATCTAGAAAGAAAGAATGGAATGAAAATAATGAAAAATATCCAATTGCTAAAAAAGTACTTGATTGGATGACATTATAATCGTATATTAACTTGATAAAAAATAGGTAAAAATGGAAGAAAACAAGACCCCTGAAATAGTAACTGAAACTCTTCAAATGTATAAAGATTATAGCAAAAAGCGTGACGCATGGGCTATGCAAGCAAAAGAAGATAAAGAATTTCGTTTAGGACGACAATGGACTAAAGAGCAAGCTGAAGTATTAGAAGCAAGAGGTCAAGCTCCTATAGTTATAAACAGGATACATCCTGCTGTTGAATCTGCTAAAGCAATGCTTACAGCTAAAAGACCTTCTTTTAGAGCAGCTCCTAGAGAAGATTCAGATAACAAAGTAGCTCAAGTACTGAGTAATTTATTATCATATATGTATGATATATCTGATGGTGAAACAGTTATTAAACAAGCTATTGATGATTACTATGTTATGGGTATTGGATATATAAACGTATATCAAGACCCTATGATGGATATGGGTAAAGGTGAGGTTTGTATGCACGATATAGACCCTCTTGATGTATATGTAGACCCTAATAGTAGAAATCGTTTCTTTGATGATGCAGAAAATATCATAGTATCACGTTTATTTAGTAGAGACCAAGCTAAAAAAATGTACCCTAAATATAAAAAAGAAATAGATGATGCTAATAGCGAACAAGATTTTAATGCCCCAGAAACAGGAAGAGACAATAAAAGTGAAGTATTCTTTCCAGAAGATGTAGGTTTATTACATGAGCAAAATGAATATGTAAGAGGTTATGAAAGATATTATAAATTAGAAGTTCCTAGAATGAGGATTTTTGAGACATTTAGTAAAAAAGAAGATTTATTAAAAGAAGAAGAATTTGCTAAATATATAAAACAACCAGCATGGATAATTCAAGGAAATATTATTACAGATGAAAGACAAGCTCAACAACTTGTTGCTCAATTAGAAGAAAAGCGACAAATTGCAATAATGCAACAACATGCAATAGATAGTAAAAAAATGCAAGCAGAAGGTTATCCTATTGATGCAGAAGTTCCCCCTGCTGATATACCTCCTATTAAAGTTGAACAAGTTGATTATCAACATTTAATATTAAAAGGAGCTATAAAAGTAGTAAAAATAATGGCAACAAGAATTAAACAATGTATTATAATTGGAGAAACTTTACTTTACTCAAGAATATTACCTTGTGAAAATTACCCTATAGTTCCATTATGTAATCTTCATACTAGAACACCTTATCCTACATCTGATGTAAGAATGGTAAAAGGGCTTCAAGAATATATAAATAAGACTCGTTCTTTAATAATAGCACATGCTACTACAAGTACTAATACTAAAATATTAGTTCCTGAAGGTAGTGTTGATATGAAAGATTTTGAAGAGAAATGGGCTCAACCTGGTGTTGCTATACCTTATGACCCAACAGATGGTCCTCCAGTAGCAGTTCAACCAAGTCCGTTACCTAATGAACTTTATTCTAATGAACAAGCAGCAAAAACTGATATTGACCATCAATTAGGTTTATATGAATTAATGCAAGGAAATGCTTCTGTAGCACCTGATACATACAAAGCAACTATTGCTTTAGATGAATTTGGGCAAAGAAAAATTAAATCAAAATTAGCTGATGTTGAAGCAGCTTTATGTAGAGTAGGAGAAATTGCTATACCTTTAATGCAACAACTATATAATACTCAAAAAATATTTAGAGTAATTCAACCAAATAACTCTATAAATGAATTCGTTATTAATAAGAAACTAGTTGACGATAAAACTGGAGAAATTCAAATTATTAACGATATTACAATTGGTAAATATGATATAAGTGTAGTAAGTGGTGGAACTTTACCAACTAATAGATATGCAGAATTAGAATTTTATATGGATGCTTATGCAAAAGGAATTGTCGATAAAATCGAAGTTCTTAAAAAAACAGAAGTATTCGATATGGAAGGGGTCATACAAAGGACCGATGTTATTACTCAATTACAACAACAATTACAAGCAGCTCAGGAAAATATCAAAAAGCTTCAAGGAGACTTGCAGACTAGAGATAGAGAAGCGGTTAATCTTAGGAAAAGAGTGGAGGTTGAGAAATTCAAAGCCGACCTTGATAAACTTGAGAATAAAGCATCAGCTTCTGGGACCTTGTTTGAAAAACGATTGGATGATAACTTAGCTACAGTTAAGCGTCAGATTGCTGACGCAACTAAACAAACCAGTTCACCCTCTAGTAGCAAAGAGGCAACTAAGAAAGGCAAGAAAAAATAATGGCACAAACAGACGAAACAACTATGGACACCCCTCAAGAGGGCTCCAATTTATCAATTGAAGAAGCGTTTTTTTCAGAACCTTCTCAAGGCTCTACAGAAGTAAAAGAAACTCCTGTAAGCGAGGATGGCATAAATCAACCTGTTGGAAATAACATAAATAATAATCCAAACGATGAAAAACGTTTTCAGTATTGGCAATCTCAAGCAGATAAGATTAAAAATGAAAACGATATGTTAAAACAACAAATGAGCACTATGCAAAATCAATTTGCCAATGCACAACGAGCTCAAGCTCCTGTGCAAGAACAGCAAAAAGAGGAATTCCCTCCGCCTCCTGAGAAGCCTGCAAGACCATCAGGGTTTAACAGAGCAGAAGCTATGGAAGACCCAAGTAGTCCTAGTGCACGATATCTAGATGAAGTTGAAGCTTGGCGTGATGATATAACTGAATATACGAGTATGAAAAGCGAGTATAATAATGCAATTGTAAAAGAAAGACTTGATAAGCAACAACAAGCTAGAGTTCAAAATATAAGAAGAGCTCAAGCTCAACAAGTGGCTAATCAGCAAATTCATGGTATATATGAAAATGTTCAAAATGAACACGGGCTTTCTCAACAAGAAGCACAATCATTTATAAAAGACATGTCAAAACCAGATTCTTTATCTGTAGATAACCTAGTTGAACTTTGGAGAATTAAACAAGGAAGAGGTGGAGGAGCAAATGTGCAATCTAATCAACCTAGCGATACATTTAATCAACAAGCTAGAGCACAGCAAGTTGCATCTCCTATGGGAGTAATGCCTTCACAACAACCTGTACAACAATCTACTGAAGAGTCAATTATGGATTCAATGATAAATGATTACAAAAAAAGTAATCCTTGGTAATTAAAAATTCCTACTCGAAGGTCTACGCGACAGCTGAGAGAGGAGTTAAATATGGAAAAGAGACTAAATAATGGCAACAGTATATAGTAATAATCAATACAATACTGCCACTGGCGTTTCTTTAGATGATACACGTAGAGTCTTTAATTTTGGGGATAGAGTTGCAGAACTCGCTCCTCAACAAAGCCCATTTTTTGTTTATCTTTCTAAGGTTGCAAAAAAAGCTACTAATGACCCTGTGTTTAAATTTTTAGAGCAACGTCATCAATGGCAGAGACGTAATTTTAAAGTATCTACTGCAGTTACTTGGACCTTTGAAGCAGGCCCAACAATTGCAGATGCAGATTCTGACAACTTAGTATTAAGTTGTGATTACGACCAATATGGTAAAATCAGCGGTTCAGCCTCTGATGCTACCAATAACGCATGTCACTTTATAGTTCCTGGTCAAGTTTTCGCAATGGAAGCTGATAATGGTACCGTTTATCGGTTCAGAATCGCTTCTGATGCAACAGTGACACATTCTGGAACTGATGGTTCAAGTGGTATAACAACAATAACAGTAAGTGGTGGTGGGGATGAAATAGTTCCTCTTGATACACCAACTTCTGGAACATTAACTTTCTCAGCTTTAAATAAAGGTCAAATAATTGGCTCATCATGGGCTGAGGGAACTGATTCTCCAGTTGGTTGGGAAGACAAATTGTACGACAGAGAAGGTTATTGCCAGATATTTAAAACTGGTATGAACATTTTCTCAGGTACAGCTATGGCTACTGAGTATAGAGGTATTAAAAATGAGTTTCAAAGAATTTGGACAGACAAATTAATGGAACACAAAATGGATATCGAACAAGCTATGCTTTTTGGTTATGGTGGTGCTTCTCAAGAAACAGGTACTTCAGCACCTCAAAGACATAGTTGGGGAATGATTCCGTATACCACATCATACGGTAAAGTATATAATATGAGTTATGCTTCATCTGGATATGATGCTTTCTTAGATGCAATGGAAGATTTCTTTGCACCTGAAAGTGGAAACAGTGGAAATAAACTTGTATTAGCTTCAAGAAAAGTTATTACATACCTAAATAAATTAGGTGCAGGTAGCTTTATGAATAATACTGTAGGTTCATCTCAATATAGGTTAGATGTAGATAATGTCCCTGGTCAATTTGGCCATACAGTAACAAAAGTAAATACTATATTTGGTAATTTACACTTTGTTGCTGAACCTCTATTAAGAGGTGTTTGGGAAAATTACTGCGTAGCAGTTGACCTTAAAAATGTAGCTTACAGACCACTAGTGGGTAATGGTATTAGTCGAGATACTTTCATTGAAACTAACGTTCAAGACAACGGTGTTGATGGTCGACAAGACCAAATAATCACTGAAGGTGGTCTTGAAATTAGTTTACCTGAAACTCATGCAATTCTTAAGTTTTCTTAAGTAGGAGGTAGATAATGGCACAATTATCAATGATAGGTGAAAATACCGTTACTGATGGTACTCATGTTATTACTGACGCTTCTGTATACGGAGCATGGCCTTTTTCTGGTGAAGAAGGTGGAATGCTAGTTTATAGAACAGATACTCTTGACCCTGCTGACACTGATGCTGCTCTTGTAAGCCCTGGTATTCCAGGCGAATTAGCTGCAAATAGAAAGTTAAGAATAGGTTTTAATACTACAACTGCAGGTGCAAATGTAACTTCTGATTTTGGTGTTCAAGGTTCTTACAATGGTAAGGATTGGACATTAATATCAGAATTAGATGCTGACGTTACTCCTGATGTAGCTGGTATTCAAGAATATGAACTTGACTTAACTGACAAGTACTATCCTTGGATTAGGCTAATATGGAATGATGGAACAGAGGATAATACTACTTGGCAAGGATACTTTTTTGTATCTGGATTAAAGTCTGGTGGAAATATCACTGCAGTATCAATCGATGGTGTAGGACCTGACCCATCATAGTGGTTAAGTAATTAACAAATTATAAGGGGTCTTCGGGCCCCTTATAAGGAGAAACATGGCAAAAAAAGTGTATAGTAGTAGTGTAGGAAACAAACATAACTCTGGTGTTAAACCAAGTACCAGAAGGAAACATAATGGAAAAACCAAAAAAAAGAAATAGAAATGGAAAAGGTGGAGCATATAGAGTTCCAGTTGGTGATTTAAAGTATAAAGAGAATTATAACAAAATATTTAGAAAAGGTAAATAATGGCTGGTTCAGGCGGAGGAACAAATAGAGGACAAATAGACCCAGGTTCAGATTTAGGTACATCACCTATAACAGATGACTTAGGGACAAGTTCAATTAATTTTGGAGGCAAATCTCCAATAAAATTTATTCAATTTTTATTAGGTGAAAATATATTTGATACATTTGGTGATAAGATGCTAAACGAAGCTTTTGAACGAGCTTTTATTGAAGTTAGTGCATTTTTAAGAGATGATGTAATGTTAGAAAATTTAATAGAAACAACAAGGTATTATTTAACAGATTCTAATACTTATGGTGCAAGCAATTTTATGAAACTTTATCCTAAAAGGATTTTAAAAGTATCAAGACAAAATACAGCGGCTGAAGATACTACTAATAATGACCAATATTATTATAATGCTAGAAAAGTTCAAAACTTAGATAGTCAAGCAATCAATCCTAATAGTATTTACTATGAAAATGACCCTTTTAATCCAGGATGGTATGTAGATGATACAGGAGGATTAAAAATAATTCCTAAAGATTCTTCATCTGAACCTACAGGAAAAGTTTATTATGTGACTTATCCTGTATTTGGAATAGGTACAGAGATAGATAGTCATGTAACTCATAACCTTGGAGAACAATCAGGTTTACAAAATTTTAGTCTTGTTGATTCAGAAAGAGAAAGAGAACTGTTTATAGGCATTCCACAAGAATGTAGAATTGCAGTTTATATATGTATGGCATACAATTTATTAGACGGTTATTTAAGCAATCATATTCAAGAAGAAGAAGATATGGAACTTGTTACATTATTAAAAGCACAATCTGAATGGTTAGCAATGGCTAAATTAAAAGAATTAGGTACAATAAAAGTTTCTTTTGGAGATGGACAAAAAGTAGAAAACGAAAGTACAAGAAATGAATAAAATAGAAATAACAGAATTAATTAAATTACATCATCCTAATATTTCAGGTAGGCGATATGAAATGTATATTGAAATGGCTGCTGATAGAATAGCCGAAAAAACAGGTATCACAAAAAAAACGTTTTTGATAAATTCAGTAGCTGGACAAAGATGGTATAATTTAGATTCAACTATAATGAGAATAGATAAAGTTTATTTTAATGATGTAAAAATACCTAAACTTATAGGAGACCCTATTATAGATGATGATGA